GGTCTTTATGGTGTTGGATAGCAAATATAATGGCTGTATTTTTAATAGTTCGAACATTTTTTAAATCAAGCATACCAAATTATTTAGTAATTAATGAGACAGTTTAAAACTAAGCCATATTTTTTTTAACTTTTTGACCATTTTTTTTTGTTTTTAACTTAATTTTAGTTTCCCCACCAGTTTGCTCTAAAGCAGAATCCAGTGTGTCTTCAACTTCTAATCCATAATCACCTTCTAGCTCTTTTTTTAGTGTCCCATAGTTATTAATAGCAATTAATTCAGCAATTACACTAATAAATTTATCATTTAATTCATAACGCTGTCCTAATACTCTAACTTGTAACATATCATTTTCTTTAATTTGCGAAAACATTTCATTATTATAATGATGGTCACGTGCTATAAAAATAATATATGGACTAATATTATCATCTGTTACTAGTTCAGCGCGCACACCAACTTTTGTAATAGATTTTGCCTCACAATTTAATATCATAGACTCTACTGGATTTGTAATCAAACACTCAAATACACATTCAAACACCAATTTATTTGAAAATAATTCTCCACCTGAATATGTTAACAATTTCACACTATTATTTTTAACATAACCATCTTTAATACATTTTCCTTCATTAAATTGTTTTAATTTAACCTCTAATGTGTTAAATAAATCAGAATTTACTTCATTATAATTTAAGACAATTTTTTGCGTCAATAATGAACTAATATATATATGTAAATTTGTGCTAGAATTTTTACTAGTCAAAGTTTTGTCTTTAGTCTGTTTTAACGAATATTTTTTATTTACTGATTTAGACATATTGGTATATAATAAGATTTTTATATTTAATATTTATTCAATTATATATATTAATATTAATTTTTTATATATACAAAATAACAAAATAACAAAATAACAAAATAACAAAATAACAAAATAAATTAGCTAAAGTTGTTAATTAAAGATTGAACTAAGTTGAAAAACCAACGTTTGTCATCTTTTTTTATTAAATCATAATATCTAAAATAGATTTCCAAAGCATTACAAAAAGCAATTTGATTATATTTTTTTAATTTTTCAATAATACTATTAGAAACTCCAATAGCAACAAATATTTTTTCACTATGCGCTTTTCCTGCTTGACTACAACGAGCACCTTTGTTTGTGCCGCTTTTTATTTTGAAATATGTAATATAGTCTTGTTTGTTTTTTTCTGCCAACGCCAAAAACCCGAGAGATTGCGCAATATTTGATGGAGCAACCTTTTTCCTAGTAATAGTTTCAGCAAAATCATCATAGTCTTCGGATTGTCCTAATGTTAATAGCATATTGGAACCACTAATATGAGGAACTTTGCTTTTTGTTATAATGTATAATGTATAATTTTTAAACTCGCTTTTTTGTGGTACTATTAGTGCGCGCAATTTACCATTAATAGACGTTATAAAATGTTCCTCATAATAACGTGCTAACTCGCTTTCAAATTTTGAAAGTCCCTTTAAATCATAACCATTATTTAATAAATAATTCACTAATAAAGTAGTTTTTTCAATATTCAAATCATCTAATAAAATAGCAATTGCTAATTTTTGTATGCTGTTAGAGTCTAAAACTGATTCTTCTGCTAATAGTTTAATAATTGAACCATAATGTATATATTTATTATCATCTGTTGATTGATTAGCTTGTATGTTAGTAATATAATTATAATTTATTTCCAGTTCAATAATCATAGATTTTACATTATCAATAAGCTGTATTGATAAATAATCATCATCAAACAACGCAAAATTTATTTTTGTTTTTTCAACTTTTGTTTTTACAGGCTCAACATCATCGACCTTTAAAGGCTTTTCAACTTCGGTTTTATCAACATAAACAGTTTTTGCTTTATCATCAAATACATCAAATGTTTCAGGAAGAGCAAATGCTATTCCATCAGGCTTAGCCTGTATTGGATTAGACCTTTCAAAAATAGTAGCATCATTATTTAATTGTGACGGTTGAAAAATATAAAGATTTTCAACATTTATTAATTTCCCTAATGTATTATATTTATCTGTTATATAGCTATTTTCATTATTTACTAACTGATCCAAAGCATTATTTATATGATTTGTTGAATAATTATTAAAACTAGTTAAATAACTAATAATATATTCTTTAGTACAAAAATATTTCTCTTTAAATAAATCTCTAATAAGTTTCACTATTGCTTCATTGTTGGTTTGTAAAAAAAATTCATTATAAGAAGAATTATTTTCTTCTATGTCCCCTGTTAATCCCATTTTTGTTTTATAGTCTTCTAATTCTGGCTTACATTTATAACTACATTCAGCCATATAATCACATAATGGACTATATGATTTATCACCGATGCTATAACTAATTGAAGCATTATTTGAAAGTGTTAGTGTTAATTTTTTATTAAGTAGTTTTTCATCAAATTTTTGTTGCTCGTAATTTAGCATACAATCAATAGAATGTTCTTTCAATATTCGGCTAATAACACCAATAACTTTTGCTTTTGCTTCTGCTTTTCTATAAATTAGTAAATCGACTGACTCATTATTATTATGCAACAATGTGCCATGCATAAATATTTGGACGTTTCGTTCGCTTAGTGGCATATTTTTATGACTACATGTTCTTATTGCTCGTCCAATAATTTGCTCTATTCTATTTATATTAAACCAAGGTTCTAAAATATGTACTTGCCTAATAAATTTTAAGTCAATACCTTCACTTCCTGCGGCCGAAAGGAGAATAACCTTAACATTTTTACCATCACTATTATTTGAGTCTGTTGCTGCCTTTAAATCACCAACAACATCAGGAGACAAATTTTCATTTCCACTAATAATAATATATTTTGCACCATGAAATTTTGATCCAGCGCCTAATTCAGACTTTTTCTTATAACTAGCAATATCTAATTCTTCGCTTTGAGGTGTTAAAAAAAGTGACCTATTAGTTCCATATCTTGTAAATCCAATAGACTCTAATGTTAAGGCAATTGGAATCAATCCAGCATCAATAAATTGCGAATACACAATAATAGGCCCGTTGCTATGTATAATAGAGTCTATTATTGATTTAATTTTGTAACTATATTTACCAATGCTATTAATATCAAAAATATTGGGACTGGCGCTAGCTTTGTAACAATAGTTGTGCCTTGATTTGGGAGCATAACTTTCTTGATAGCTCATAAGATTATTAATGCCTGCTTTACCAATTACCTCTTTAACAGAAAACAAACTATTTATTTCTTCCAAGTTAAGTGTTTCTAATAATTGTGTAATATTATGCTCATTATAAGCCAATTTTTCTTCAAAATACGATTCTAATTTGCTATTTGGAAATACAATATTTAATGCTTCTAATGGTTTTTGTAATAATGTATAACCAAAGGAGTCCATATTATTTAGTTTGTCTTCATCAAATTTTGACATATTATTTTTTAGTATAATATTATATACAAATTCTTGATATGGAGAAATGCCTTCATTTATATATATATCAAACAGTTCTATTGATTGTGTTAATGGAGTACCATTAATTTTAAATTGCGGATAAGTCTTTGTTTTTATACTATTGGCTGGAGCAAAATCATTTGGTAAAATTCTAAAAGGAAAACTTAAAGGATTATCTCCTTTTACATAACTAATGTATCCATTTATTTTTCGCTTAAACAATTGTAATCCTACTTCTTCGCCTTTGCTATTTACTAAAAAAGAACCATCGCTATTAAATATATCTTTAATATCTACAATGCTACGCCTATCGTTCATATTTAATATATTAATCAAAAATATGATTTCTTTATAATCATTAAACATAGGTGTTGCTGATAGAAATAATAATTTTAAATTATTAACATTTTTAACAAGCTTGAGTAATTCGTTTGAAACCAGTTTGTTAGTATTGTCTTTAGATTGTCTTATATTATGAAATTCATCAATTATTATTAATCTATTGTCAAAGAATTTCTGTAATCGTTCTGCCATCTTCTTTTTTTGTGTGTTGTCTAACGTAGTACTAGGATTTGAAGGATTACTAGGATTTAAAGGATTTAAAGGATTAGATTTCTTTATTATGAGATTCGCAAACTGTGTATAACCCATAAATAAATAATAATTATTTATTATATTTGTCATAATTTTTACTACTTTCTCGTGTGTTAAATTTTTATGCGTACTATTAATCTCATCTAATATGCTTTGACCTGCGCAATTATTAATAGTCCAGTTATTATTTTTAAATTCTAGTTTTCGCTCATCAAATAACTGTAAATAGAAATTTTCTTGCACGTTTGGAGAGGCTACTATTATGATTCGTTCATTATAACCCATATATTTTAAATATTTTCTTGTTTCTTCGGCAACACCTATTGCGGAACAAGTTTTGCCCGTACCTAGTCCATGATAAAGTAATAATCCGTTATATGGTGTATTTGTTGATAAAAAATTCTTAATGAATTTTTGATATGGCGCTAACTCAAAATCCTTATCACATATTTCATTGCTTAATTTTTCAAAATCAGAATCAATATTTACTTGTAATTTATTTTCGGCAAATTCTTTTTTATATGCTATTTTGATATTGAAAAATTCATCATCTAAATGGGGATATAAGAATTTATAATTTTTATCAAAAGAATCATTTAATTCTTTCATATTTAATAACTCAAGTGCATTTAAATAATATTTTGTATCATTCTTGGTTTTAACATTTTGTTCTAACTCTACTAACTCACTTTTATCTAAGTTTAATTTATTCATATTTTCTTGGAACATTTGCGCCAATTTTAAATTATTGGTTTTCGTTTTCTTATAAGGTTGTCTATTATAACTAGTAGAGTCTTCATCTTCATCTTCATCATCCAAGTCTTCGTCTTCATCATCCAAGTCTTCGTCTTCTTCGTCCAAGTCTTCATCTTCTTCATCTTCTTCGTCATCTTCGTCCAAGTCTTCTTCCTCTTCATCATCCTTTTTACCAGCTCCTTCATCCATTATTTCTGGTTCATATTCTTCTTCTGCCGATTCTTCTATTGGTTCATATTCTTCTTCAGCCGATTCTTCTATTGGCTCTTCTTGCTCTATTGGCTCTTCTTGCTCTGGTTCTTCTGCTGATTCTTCTATTGGCTCTTCTGTTGCTTCTGCTGAGTCTTCTATTGGCTCTTCTGTTGCTTCTGCTGATTCTTCTATTGGCTCTTCTATTGGTTCTATTGGCTCTTCTTGCTCTGATTCTTCTGCTGAGTCTTCCGCTGATTCTTCTGTTGCTTCTGTTGGTTCTTCTTCTTGTAAATCATTAATAACGTCTTTATTAGGTTCTGCTTCTTCAGGAACATTCATATTATATATATAATCTATATGTTTTTAATAATTTATTTAAATCATTTATTATATTTGTTTTTTCATAGTTATAATCTCTAATATAATTATATATTTCATCAATAGGAACCCACTTTAATTCGCTAATTTCGTAAATTTGAAAGTTAGCTAATGGAATGGTATTATTACTAATAATACCAACAAAATATTTGTGCTTATAAGATTTATAATTTGAACCTGTAAAAATTTCTTCAAATGGAACAATATTATTAAAAATTTCAATATCACTTTTTTTATATCCTGTTTCTTCTTCAAATTCTCGTAGTCCACACACAATATCTTTTTCGTGATAATTGCGGCGGCCTTTTGGAAATCCCCATTCAGGTTCGCTATACTTTTTATCACATAAATCTACCAAATCTTTTAAATTGTAACTTTCTAAAATATTTGTATAACCAGATTTCAATTTGTTAAATTTTATTTTTGACAACTTTTCTTCATTTCTATACAAATTATTTGTATTATAATTCCATAAATAACTCCATATAGTATCAAAATCATTAGCTAGCAAATAACTTCTCTCATTTATGCTCATATTATTTAATAAATTTAAAATATAAATTTTGTCTTCCATAATATATTTTCCTCTCATAAAATCTATAAAGGCCAAGCTATCTTTACGTTTTATTATTAATAGTTCAATAACATTTTCTAGATGTTGTAAATCATTATTAAACTTTTTAACTATTCGTAACGGAATAATTCCAATACTTGTTATAGGCACACGACAATTATGAAATAAATGTCCTAACTTACCACAGTTGTTGCAAAATACTTGCTTCTTAATATTCATAATTAGCGTAAATAGTAAGTTACTATATTAACGTGTTATTGTTTTATATTTATTTAAAATACACATTTAATAGGTTTTATGGTAAAAACACACAATAGTTTTATTAATGTTATTTATAAGTTATGTCAAATAATAATATGTCAAATAATAATATGTCAAATAATAATGTATTAAATCCAATAATATGGGGACCACATTATTGGTTTGTTTTATATACAATTGCCTTAAGTTATCCTAATAATAGCAATGATTCAACAAAAAAGAAATATTATGACTTTATAACAAATTTACCGTTGTTTTTACCAATTAGTGACATCGGTAATGTATTTAGTAAATTTTTAGATGCTTATCCTGTTACACCATATTTAGACTCTCGTGAGTCATTTGTAAAATGGGTGCATTTTATACATAATAAAATAAATATTTATTTAGGAAAACCAGAAATAACTTATTATGACGCAATGAATAAATATTATGAAAACTATAAAATTAAGGAGCTAAAAAAATATGAAGAAAGCAGAAATAAACAAAAATACATTTTTGGGAGCTTAGTCGTCTTGTTAGTATTAGTAATAATTGGACTCACTATTAAGTTTAAATAATAGTTTTTTTTATTTTTATTATAAATTTTTTTTACTACAAATTATATTATATTTATTATATTTACTATAATTAATATATTATTATAATTATTAATAATAAATATGAAATTTGAACTGCTCATATTAACTATAACGGGTTTTGTATTGCTTAATACATACTTTGAAGGTAAACTACTAGCTAAACTTAAAAATTATGAAAAATATTATAAAATGGGACTAATCGCTTTTGTTGGACTATGTATATATTTATTTATAAAGAAAAATCCCGCAAACTATAAAGAATTTGTAGTTAATACAAATGGTTACATTAAATATTTACCAATAGATAGAAACACCGCTAGTATTATAACTCCAATTATTGATTTTACATCTAAATCAATAAGTAATGAATTAAATAATAATTATAATTTGACTGCCGGAACAAACTATAGAGAGTCTCAACATTTACAAAAGTCAATAAATGCGAATTATAATAATATGACAAAGCAGCAACAAAAAATATTACAATCTGGAAATACTTCAACAAAAAGAAGTGTAAGTGAAACCAAAAAAAAGTTCGTGGCGGCTTCGCAAAACTGGCATTGTAAAGGTTGCCAAAAACAGTTACCGGCATGGTTTGAAGTAGACCATGTTATGAAACTAGAATATGGTGGATCCAATGATATTACTAATTTAGTAGCTTTATGTAGAGATTGTCACGGAAAAAAAACAGCATATGAAAATTTGTAACAGTGTAATACAAACTTTGTATAACAAACTTTGTAACAGTGAATAATATTAATTTATTAATTTATATTATTAATATTATCTAATAATGATACAATTATTAAAAGCAAGTTTTAATACAATTAGTGACTATTCAGATAAAACAGTAAATTTCTTAAAAAATAGTATAAGTATTTCAACAGATGTGTTAATTAATGGAATAAAATTCAAAACTAAAGATAATTTCAACAAGCGTGAATATTTTTACTATAGATACATTAATGTGTTAGTCATTTTATTAGTATTTGGTCTAGTTTATTATTTAAATAGTTATTACAATACATTTGGAGTACAAAATACACCCTACGAAATATTAGGAGCAATAGTATTATTAGGCGTTGGAGTATTTTATTTTCTTTTTCTAGTATTTAGAAATAATAATAATAATAAGATTAATAAAAATGAGAGACTTGCAATAGTTGGGAATGACGGTGATATGGAGCTAACTTCATCAGGTTACGATACAATCAGTTATAATATAAGTATTCCAACAATTCAAAGCTCATATTTGAAACCATTAAGAATTTTGTTCATGTATATTGGGTTACTCTTATTAATACTAATAAGTATTATATACATAATCAACTATGTGCTATATTCACAAAAAAATACTAATACATTTAGTATTACACAATCACTAATAAGCATAACAATTGTAATTGTTGTGTTAGCAATTTTTGCGGCACTATTTTCAATAAAAACACAAGATTCAGATGACTCATGTGAATATAGTGATTCAAGTAAGCATCTCTTTATTTATGATTACATTTGTATTATCAAAAAAACTATATTCTTTATACCTTGTTTGTTAATAATTGTTATTGATGAAATTAATAAAGATATTAAATTAACACCGAGCCCTGTATATTTACTACTTTTTATACTAATACTACTAATAACATTGCTATTTGTATTGCCATTCTTATTTAAATATTTTAGAACACTTAATAAAAGCAGCCTATTAAAAGGAACAGACCCTTATTATTTAAATGAAAAAAAGGTTATTGCTATATATCAAAATCTTAACAAAAATGTTAATTCTACTATTGATATTCCAATACCTAAAACTGATAGCACAAGCAATCCTATTATAACAAATCCTATTGACGCATTATTAAGTACATTAAATTTAAATAAACAAGAAAATACACTATTTAAAGCATTTGATAGTTCAACAGAAATAGCTCCTGAATCGAAAGATATAACTAACCAATCAAAAGATAATATAAGCGACACAAAAGGTTACAATTTTAAATTATTAAAAAATGATTATAATGGAATATATAATATAAAAACAAGTTTTTATGACCCACCCAAAACAATAAACAAATTTCCCTACAATTATACATATAGTATAAGTTTTTATGTTTATATAAATCCACAACCAACCAATACATCAATAGCTTATAATAAAGATACTGAAATATTTAATTACGCTTATAAACCAGTAATATATTATAATGGAAAATCACAATCTATCATTGTTAGGTCTAGAACACTTAATAATAAAGGAGACCAATTAGATACTATATATGAAGGAAAAAATATAAAACATCAAAAATGGTTGTTTATTGTTATTAATTATTCCAATAATAGTATAGATGTTTTTATAGATGGTAAATTGGTTGGAACAAAAAAAGATGTAACCCCATATTTTAAAGGCGATAAAGTAACAATAGGAGAAAATGAAGGAATACATGGAAGTATTAAAGAAATAAACTATTATAATGACATTACAAGTCCATTAACAATTGAGTTATTATATAATTTAACAAATAACAAATAACAAATAAGATTTTATATTTAAGATATATTATTTAAGATCTTTTAATATTTTAATATAATAATATTTTAATATGGGCATATTTAATATTATTATTGTAATAATCTTGATTATTGTGGTAATATGGGGCCTTCGCAATTTATTTTTCAAAACAAATATAATTTATGATGTTATGTGCGATGCCGCAAAACCAGTAGAACTACAAAGTACAGTAAATTCATTGTTTGTATCAAACACTAATGTAATAATGGCAAAAGATATTCCAGAAAATAGCTCATCAAATTTTACATTAAGTGTATGGTTTTACATAGATAATTGGGGCAATAATATATCAAACGAAAAAAATGTCTTATATATGGCTGTTGATTCAAAAGCACCAACATTACCTGAACTAGCCTCAATGTTAAGCGGTCTAAGCACTAAAGTTGAAAAAGATATTAGTTTAAACCAAATTAAACCTAAAAATATAAATATTGCTTTAGATAAATATGAAAATAATTTATTAATTGATATTGAAACATATTTAGATAATAATGTATCGGGTAGAGCAACAAGTACTTTAGCAAATAGAAGAAATTACACAAGATATAAAATACCAAATATATCAGTTCAAAAATGGAACAATTTAACATTAAGTATTGATACAAGAACATTAGATGTATATTTAGATGGAAAATTGCGAAATTCATTTATAATGCATGGATTATATCATAATTTTTATAGCACAAGTGAGAAAAAAAATATATATATAGGAAATATGGCTCAAGGCACAGGCGCAGCAAATAATGAAGGTCTTAACAGTGGATTTGAAGGCTTTATTACACGAATTCGCTACGAAAATGATTCAATAAATCCACAAGAAGCCTATAATATTTATAAAGAAGGAATTGATAAATCATTAGCAAAATCATTATTTAATAAATATAGATTAAAAGTAAGCTTTTTAGAGTATAATACAGAAAAAGGCAGTTTTGAAATATAATTTATATAATTTATATAATATTATATATTAATATTATGAATCCACCAGAAAGTATATTTACTAATATTACCAAAAATATAAACGCAGCTGTTCCATATAGTGCGGAATCAAGATTAAAATCAGCAAATGAATTTTTATCGTCAAACACAATGATAGCAAAAATTACATTTTTATTGGCAATAATAATAATTTTTTCTTTATTATTTTATGTTGGAAGTAAATTGTTATATTACTTTTTTTCACCATCAGAAACGCCATTTTTAATATATGGCTTAAAAGATGGCGCAGAAGGAGTAACTATTACACAGTCTTTAGGCGAAAAAGCATCAATCCCTATTTTACGCAGTATAAATGAATATGAAGGAATTGAATTTTCTTACGCATTTTGGATACACGTTAATGCTACAGATTATAAAGAAACAATTGACTTTAAACATGTTTTTAATAAAGGATCTTCACCAAATTCACAAGGTGAAGGGGGAACGGGAATATTTGGTCCAAACAATTGTCCGGGGGTATATTTATATAACGGCAAAAAAAATATGAGCGATGATTTATTAGATAAGTTCCCCCTTTTAGGAATGTTAGTTAGAGTAAACGTATTTCATAATAATGAAAACAATAATAATACTTATTATGATGATATATATGTCGATGGTATTCCAATAAAAAAATGGGTTAGTATAGTAATTAGAACAACAGCGCAAAATGTGGTTGATATTTACATTAATGGTAATTTAACAAAACGTCATAAATTATCAAATATTATTAAACAAAACTATGATAATTTATATGTGAATTATAATGGAGGATTTGATGGCGCTATTTCCAATTTAAAATATTATAACTATGCTATAGGAACTTTCGAAATAAATTCAATAATGTATAAAGGTCCAAATCTTAAATCAAGTAAAGAAAGTTCGCTCAGTGATACAAAAGCAGATTATTTATCAACAAATTGGTATTTTAATAATACGGATATAATATCATAAATTTAAGATATAAATTTAAGATATAAATTTAAGATATAAATTTAGGAATATATAATGTTATTTTTAATTATATGGCGCTTAACTTCAACCCACAGACTAGCGACAACTATATTATTTTGACACAAAATAAAATAAACAGCATTAGTGAAGGAGCAAAAATTTTTCTAAAAACAAGGGTCACTAGTAATTCTTCTGATCAATTGCCAACCACAAATACTTTCTTTAATTCACTAGATAATTCTACTAATATTATAATATTAAACTACAATTTTTTGAGAACTTCAGACGGTAGCATAACACGAAGTGATTGTTTATTAACATTAAATAATATAAAAAATAACATAAAATTCATTTTTACTGATAATAACAAATTTGGTAAAATAGTATTTATTAAAAATACTAATATAAACAATTATACCTATAATAATAATTATTTATTAACACAAGAGTCGCTTGATGATGCTGGTTCTAAATTATTTAATTTAAATTATTATTTTAATAATAAAGATAATAGTTCCAATTTTCATAAAAATAGTAGTTCTAATAGTATCAATAATCCTAATTATGATTATTATAAACTAAATGTAAAAGACTATATAACTAGAGATTTTAGTTATAATTTTTTTACCAGAAGTGTAGGGCTTCAGCCTGTGGCTGGGTCTGTATCTGATATATGTTATAATGGTTTAATGTGTAATTTTACAAGTATAACACCGGTAGATGGACTCACACTCACTAATTTATATAGAGATACTAGTCTCTCTAGTTTTACTACATTTAGTGACATTTCTGATATAACATCATTAACACAAATCACTAGCACTAGCACTACACCTTTTAGTATATATAATAATATATATAATAAATACACTATTAATAATAAAAAAATAGTCTATACAGTTGAGTTAAGTTATGATAGAACACCGAACACTAAATTGACAATAAGTTTTGAAACTTTTTTAATTAGAACAAATAATTTTGAAATAGCGAGAAAGGCAACAAGCCAAATATTATTTGATACTAGCTCTAATATACATTTGTTAAACGTTCAAGTGTCGACACCATCAAAGCCTATTATTTTTACTAGAAAAATAGGTAACCCATATATTGTTTATTTATCTTTGGGTAATTTTAGAACAGGTCTTATTCAAAGTGATATATATAAACACATTAGTTTTCCATATGATTCAGGTAAAATAAATTTTGTAGAAAATATTAACACTAGCTCTATTTATAATCCACTTAATGTCAAAAAAAAATATGATAGTCTGCAACAAGATATTGATAATGATTATTTATATGATACTGAGTTATCGGCAAATATACTTTTGAAACGTGTTAGCGCTTATAATATTTTTACTAGTATTAATAAAATATTTAGTATTTATTTTAATAACTTATTTGATGTTAATAACTTAAAAAGTTATTATAATGAGTTTAATAATCTTGCTTTCACTAGTAACAATGTTCCCCCTATAAGACCAAATATTAGTTACTTCAATATTAGTACTAATTATAGCATTAATACAATTAGTTTTGATAATGTAATCATAACAAACCCTAACAATTTAAATACTAGAAATCTACCTCAAACTCAAACCACTATAGAAAGTTCATCTTATAATCTACTTAAACCCCTTCTTTTAGATGTAAGATTTAACTATGATAGTTATTTTAATATATTTTTTAGTTTTAAACTATTTAATAATACTAACTTAATAACTACTAATTCTATAAGTTTTGAGAGTTTAATTTATACAACACCAAGTCGCGATTTTACAGACGTAGAATGTATATATATATATCATAATCCAGAAACAGATCCAAATCCCCTTTATAGATATCCAAATAATAATATTGAAATTATTAGAGATCCAAGTAATATTGATACAATATCAAAAGCGATTGAACTTTTACCCGGAGCAAGTACTTCAACATCAAACAGTATAATTATTCCAGAGAAAAATGGAAGTAATTTATCAAGAAAAATGATACAAGGGCTTATTGGATTAAATAATGTTCCAAAGCTATTATCAATTAAACCATATGATGAAAATTCTATTGTTGGTCGTGGTTTTATTAACCAATATCAAATAGAGGAACAATGTATAACCACAACAGAAGACATAATAAAAAATAAAATTAACGCAAATAAACATAGTTCAGCAAAAGATAGTCAAACTTTGTCAACCAATAAGTTAGGAAAACAAAATTTTGCTAATTTAGTTAGGTCAAATAGACGCAATCGGCTATCTCAACAATGTATAGAAGATTTAAGAGAAAGTATAAGTAATAGCACCCCTTTACCAACACAAGTTAATTATGTTAAGATAGTTCCTTATACGCCTCGTTTTAAAATATTTAAAACAGGAAAAGGCCATTATTTGTAGTCTTTATAACATCTAATATTTATAACATCTAATATTTATAACATCTAATATTTATAACATCTAATATTTATAATATAAATATATAACTTTTTATATTTATATTATGTTATGTGCGGAATAACGTTTATATATTCCAAAAAAACAAAAAATTCATTAAAACATATTTTTAATAGTTTAGAATTAATACAAAATAGAGGCTATGATTCAATTGGCATATGTTATTATAATGACATTTCAAGCAAGTTTGAAGTAATTAAAAAAGCATCAACATTAAAACACGATTGTTTTGATTTAGTTCAATCATTATATGAAACAAACGACTTACAACAACAACAAGTATATAAGCAACAATTGTTTTCTAGAATAGCACTTGGGCATACAAGATGGGCTACTCATGGCGGAAAAACTGACGCTAATGCGCATCCACATATATCACAACATAAACAAATTATACTTGTTCATAATGGTATAATAAATAATTTTATGACAATAAAAGAGTTTTTACAATCTAAGAATTATAATTTTTACAGCGATACAGATAGCGAAGTTATTGCTAATTTAATAGAATATTATATTATAGTTATGGAGTGTAATATTGAAGAAGCAATAAAAAAAACGCTAAGTCAGTTAGAAGGAACATGGGCTCTTGTAATTATTTATACCAAACAATTAGACACATATTATGTGACAAGAAAAGGGTCTCCATTATTATTAGGTTATAATAATGATTTTATAATATGTACATCAGAAACAAATGGCTTTGCGGGCTTAATAAGTGATTATATTCCATTGAAAGACAATAATATTATTAAAATAAGTAATGGTAGTTATGCTAATTTAATAAATAATATGTCGTTATCATCACAAGTAGCTATAGACCAAATCCAAATCGATGATTTAGTTGATTTATCTAATTATACTATAAAAAAAGTATGTTATGAAAATATAATTGAAAACAAGGGGAATTATAGCCATTGGATGTTAAAAGAAATAATGGAACAACCAGAAACACTACAAAAAGCATATAATTATGGTGGTCGCATTAATAATAATATTATCAAATTGGGAGGATTAGATAATATAAGTAATATTATAAAGTATATAGAATTTATTTATTTGATTGGCTGTGGAACAAGTTATAATGCGTCATTAATAGGCGAGCTTTATTTGAATGAAATAAAACAATTTGTATGCGTTAAAAGTGTTAATGCGTGTGAGTTTAACGAAAATATTTTACCTAATATTAAAAATCATTGTACGTCATTGTGTGTCTTTTTGTCACAATCAGGCGAAACTATGGATGTATATAATTGTTTGAAAATTTGTAAAGCCAAGAAATGCGTAACTTTGGGTATAATAAATAAAGTAGATTCGTTAATTGCGCGCGAAGTGGATTGTGGTATATATATGAATGCCGGAACAGAAATAAGTGTTGCTTCAACAAAATCATTTACAAGCATGTTAATAATATTAAGCTTACTTAGTATGTGGTTTGTAAATAATGATTATTATAGTAATATCAAAAAAATAGACACTCTTAGAATTCTTCCAAATAGTGTAAGACAACTATTATATGATATTACTTTTATGAATAAAATTAATAACTTAAAAGATTTTATTATTAACAATTGTGTAACAAGTATATTTATATTAGGAAAAGACAAATTATATCCAATAGCATGCGAAGGTGCTTTAAAAATCAAAGAGGTTTGCTATATCCACTGTGAAGGTTTTAGTGCTAGCTCATTAAAACACGGACCATTTGCGCTATTAACTAGTTCAAATTTAACACTATTATTAATAGATATACATAATACTAAGGATATAAATAATTTAAAATCAACATATTATGAAATAATTGCTCGAGAAACTAACATATTTGTTATAACAAACTCTCAAAGTGTTATAGATGACTTAAAATTAAGTGAAGACAAATTTATATTATTAGTAAATCTTGACTATTATAATGAAATTTTATACATAATAACATTACAAAAATTAGCATATGAAGTGTCATTAGGCAAGCATATTAATCCAGATAAACCACGCAACTTGGCAAAAGTAGTTTCTGTTGAATAAAAACTCAAATTCACTTGTTAAAAGTCTTAGTTAGTAACCACCGTGGTTTAACATTTCTTTTTATTAATGTTGAGCTTTTATATGCGTTTAATAGAGTATTTTCTAACATATTTTGTTTATAATAAGTGCTAGCACTAGGAATTAATGTTTCAAAAGTATGTATATTTATAACATATTCATTTTGTTTTATAGCACTTATTTTATTGGCGTCTTCATTTACATTACTTATTGTATTGGTGTCTTCATTTACATTATTAACAATTGAATAATATAAATTACTTATATTATTTAAATTATCAATCAAATTATTGTTAACATAAGCTAATGGTTCTCTGGTGTTAACTACTCTTGTGGGGTCGTCGTGTAAATGAATAATATTCTTAGAATTAATAGGACAAAATTGGTCCCTATTAATAGTTAATGAGTGTTGTAGTACCCTATCGTTTAAAGCATTGTCTTCTAGTCCCCATCCCCAATTATTTGGGAACCCATTGCATTTTTCAAAATCACCTCCATTTATTGAAACTATTCCTCCTAAAGCAAAAGTAAAACCATAAAAATGTTTTACTGTTCCTGGATATGTCACATAATCAAATATATTTTTCATTGTAGGTAATGTATCAACATCATTAAATACAAAGGTGATGTTTTTATAATCATTTGGATATTTTTCTTTCATAACCAAAAAACCAATATTTTTTGTTGCTCCACGATTAAACATTCTAGAATCGGTTTGATGACTATAATATATTTCATAGTCATCTTTGTTATAGTCTTCCATAATATATTTCATATATATAGAAAAATGGTGCTTTTGTCTTTCACGGTCTCTATATGGAACAATAAAAATTAGTTTAGGAACAGTCGTCATTTATTTATTTATATTTATATAATTATATAAAAAATTATATAAAAAATTATATAAAAAATTGAAAAGTTATTATAAATTTAAAGACTAGCAATTAAATACTATTAATTAATATGACAACTTTCAAGTGTTTTAAATGTTATGACTACAATGTGTTAGAGGAAAATAGTAAAGGAAACAATTATAAAGACAATAAACAATTCATTATTCAGGCATTTGGAATAAATTCATCAAATAAGACAGCATCCATATTTATAGAAAAGTTTTATCCATTTTTCTACATCAAGGTTAGCGAAGACTGGAACGAACAGCGGAAAAATGAATTTATGGGACATATGAAAAAATTGGTTGGTAATTATTATGAAGACTCAATAGTTGAATGTGTGTTAGTAAAACGGCATAAGTTGTATGGTTTTGATAATAAGAAATTACACAATTTCATTAAAATTTCATTTACTAATAGTGGAGCATATAATAAATTAAAAAAAATATTTTACGATGATAAAACCAGTAAATCGGGTCAATTTGAAAGAACATTAAAAGAAGATGGATACAAATATGATGATGATATTGGAACAACACATTGTTATTTATATGAGGCAGACATTCCACCACTATTAAAATTCTTTCATGAAAAACACATTAGTCCAAGTGGATGGATAAAAATTCCTTCAAATAAAGTGCGAACTATTGCTAATAAGACAACAAATTGCTCTTATGAATACTCAATAAATTACGAAGATATTTATGATTATAAAGAAAAGGAGACATTAGTAAAATACAATATATGTAGCTTTGATATTGAAGCAAGTAGTAGTCATGGTGATTTTCCTATTCCAATTAAAAATTATAAAAAATTAGCAACAAATATACTTGAAAATTACAATTCGAGTTCCGAAAATTTCAAGCTCAATTATGATTTTAATAACTTAAAACACGAGATTTTAAGTGCGTTTGATTTAACACAAGACAAGTTAAGTTATATACAAAAAGTATATCCTAAGAAAACAGGTATTACATTAGAAGAACTATTAATTTCAATAAATAAATTAACAAACTATAGCCCATCAAAGTATAATAATACTTTAAACAGTGATGAAGTTTTAGAAGGTGCTGACTCAGAATCTGAAAATGAAGATGAAAATGAAAATGAAGATGAAGAAGAACAAGAAGGCATTAATGATGGAGAAACTGAAAGTCAAGTAAAGTATAGCAAACGCAAACCTAAAATAAAAGCTTATAAAAAAGATGCCACATTAATAGAATTAATTAAGGACAACAGCTGTGAATATGCTACAAAATTAGTAAAGCTAGTCGAAGCATTTAGCAACACTAATTTTCCACCATTAGAAGGTGACATAATTACATTTATTGGTTTAAGTTTTATTAATTATACTGAATCTAAACCATATAAGCGTGTTATTATTGTTAAAGGTGGTTGTAAAATTCCTGACAAATATTTATTATGGGCACAAGAAAACAGCGTCATTGTATTAGAGCGATCAACTGAAAAAGAAGTATTATTAACATTTACAAAAATCATTAATAGCGAAAATCCGCATATTATTACAGGTTATAATATTACGGGATTTGATTTTGAGTTTATGTATAAGCGCTCTAAAGAGCTAAATTGTGTTAATGAATTTCTCAAACTTTCGCGAAACAAAAATGAAATATGTATTTCAAATGATTGGCGTGCTGAATATAGAGATAAATTGGCTAAAACTAGCGCTAGCGCTAGCACTAGCGACCTTCCGAAAAAAGACTATAAAGACATTGAAACAAATAAGATTGTTTTAGCAAGCGGCGAATATAATTTAAAATTTATAAAAATGCCTGGACGCATTATTATAGATATGTGTGTCATTTTTCGCAAAGAATTTACATTAAGTTCTAATAAGTTAGACTTTACATCAAGTTATTTTATTAGTGACTCAATTAGTAAAATTGCGTTAAATAATGAAAATAATAGCACTAAAATATATAGCAAAAATCTTACAGGTATTAGCGTGGGAAGTTTTATAAAGTTTGACGAACAAGGGTTTAGTAATAATTTATATAAAAAAGGCAAAAAATTTGAAATTATTGAAATTAATAAAGACGAACAATGGTTTGTAATTGAGGGTCTAGAAGAACTGGATTTGGCCAATTACAAATATAACTGGGGATTAGCAAAAGACGATGTGTCTCCACAAGAAATATTTGCTCTTGCTAACGGTTCTGATTATGACCGATGGACTGTTGGTAAATATTGTCTTGCGGATTGCGACAATGTTATTTGGTTATTATTAAAAGTAGATGTGATTACAGACAAAGTAGAAATGTCTAATTTATGTGATGTTCCGCTAAGCTATTTACTATTGCGCGGACAAGGAATTAAATTACAAAGCTATGTTTCTAAAAAATGTGGAGAAAAAAACACGCTTATGCCAGTTGTAAATAAGCAAAAAACAGGCGGAGGTTATGAAGGTGCTCACGTTTTTACACCAAAAACCGGAATATACTTAGAAGAGCCGGTCGCTTGTGTTGACTATAGTTCCCTTTATCCGTCGTCTATTATTTCTGAAAATTTGTCACACGACTCAAAAGTATGGACTAAAGAATATGATTTACACAATAATTTAATTAAAGAAACAGGGGAAAAATCGGAGCATGGAGACTATATTTACGATAACTTATATGATTTGGGTTATAAATATATTGATGTAAAATATGATACATACAAATATATGCGACCTAGCCCAAAGGCCGCTGAGAAAAAAGTGATTATTGGTTATAAAATTTGTAGGTTCGCCCAATTTCCAGATAAAGATGGTAAAGCTATTATGCCCGCTATTTTAGAGGAGTTGTTAGCTGCTCGAAAAGCAACGCGAAAATTGATATTATTAGAAAAAGATGACTTTATGAAAAACGTCTTGGATAAGCGACAACTAAGTATTAAAGTAACAGCCAACTCTTTATATGGCCAAATGGGAGCAATTACAAGTGCGTTTTATGAAGGGGACGTTGCCGCATCAACAACAGCTATTGGTCGTAAATTATTATTTTATGGAAGGGCAATTATTGAAGAATGCTATAATGATGTGTTGGTAACATTAGACGATGGAACAATTGTAAAGGCAAAAGCAGAATGTGTATATGGTGATACAGATTCAGTGTTTTTCAAATTTAATTTAAGAGATCCTAATAGCGATGAAAAAATTATAAATAATCAAGCTCTTATTTATACTATTGAACTAGCAAAAAAAGCAGGGAATTTAGCAAGTCAATTTCTAAAAAAACCACACGATTTAGAATATGAAAAAACATTTTGGCCTTGGATATTATTATCTAAGAAACGGTATGTGGGTATATTATATGAAGAAAATATAGAAAAAGGCAAACTAAAGTATATGGGTATTGTGTTAAAACGCAGAGACAATGCTCCATTAGTAAAAGACATATATGGAACTATTGTAAATATTATTATGAAAGAAAAGAGTATTATTAAATCAATAAAATTTCTAAATGAGAGTCTTGAAAAATTGATTGGTGGACAATATTCAATTGAAAAATTGTTGGTAACCAAATCTTTACGAAGCTATTATAAAAATCCAAATCAAATAGCACATAAAGTATTGGCTGAACGAATTGGACAACGAGACATTGGAAATAAACCAAGTTCAGGTGATAGAATGTATTATGCATATGTTGTAAATGCTAATAAAAAAGCACTTCAAGGCGAAAAAATAGAAACACCTGATTTTATTATTCAAAATAATTTGAAATTGGATTATGCTCATTATATTAGTAATCAGATTATGAAACCATTATTACAACTTTATGCGTTAAATTTAGAAAATATGAGCGAATTTAAAAAAAAACGCGGCATTACACTACAATCGTGGTATAATGAAATAGACAAATTGCGAACTAAATGGCCCGAACAAGAAAAATTTGAGAAAAAACTAGAAGAACTAAAATGTAAAGAAATTAAAAGCCTATTATTTGATAGCTATTTAAAAGAGTGTAAGTAATATAAGTAATATAAGTAATATAAGTAATGTAAGTAATATAAGTAATATAACTAATTAGTAATCTTGTATTATATTATAATATAATATAATATAATAGTATATAATAGTATATGGTTAATAAATTAACATATAAGTTAATTTCAAATTTTTCACAAAAATTTAATAAAAATAAAACAAATAAAATAATAAAAAATTTTAATACAAAGTCCGATTTCAAAAATGTGTTATTAAAAAGTGATTATCTTCAAGATAAGAAAAAAACTTATACAAATTTAATTGACGTTCAGTCAAAAATTAGCGACCAAAAACAAAGTGGACGTTGTTGGATTTTTGCCTTTTTAAATATTATGCGCTATAAAATGATTAAAAAATATAAGTTGGCACCTGATTTTGAGTTTTCGCAAAATTTTTTGTTTTTTTTTGACAAATTAGAAAAAGCGAATTATTATCTTACGTATATAATTGATACTTATGATGTAAGCGTAGAAACTATTCAATCTAATGATAAATTAGTTAAATTAATACATATATTAGACAATTTAACCGATGATGGTGGTCGTTGGAATGTATTTGTTAATTTAATTGAAAAATACGGTATTGTTCCTAAAACAAATATGGATGATAATTTTCATAGCGCTAATTCAGAAGAACTTAAAAATTTTTATAATGACTTTATACGCAAATGCGCTCATAAAATAAAAACTACACCCAAAAACGAACTTATAAAAAATAGAACTACACTATTAAACTCTATGTTATTAGAATGCTATAAAATTTTGGTTGTGTTTTTAGGAGAACCGCCGACTAAAATAACTTGGGAATATTACGAAGAATCAAAAGAATCAAAAGAATCAAAGAAAGCTAAAATAATTAAAAATGTTAGCCCCCTAGAGTTCTATAAAAAATATGTTCCATATAATGCGAAAAATAAAATATGTTTAATAAATTATCCTTGTAAAGAAGCGCCTTTTTTTAAACAATATGATATTCAAATGTCATTCGATGTTTTAGGAGAGAAAAGACGGGGTCTAATAAATGTTCCAATTGAATATTTAATTGAGGCAACAAAAAAATCTATAGATAATCAGGAAGCGGTATGGATTGGTCTTGATATTGACAAGTATATTTCACATAAACATAGTTTTATGGATAAAGAGGCTTTTGACTATGATTCAATTTTTGGATTTGATAATGCTATGTCTAAATGCGATTCATTAAATTATAGACAAACAGCTCCTGTCCATGCCATGGTAATAAAAGGTTATAATTTAAGTAACTCAAAAACCAATGGATTTCTTGTTGAAAATTCTTGGGGAGATAAAATGTTCGAAAAAGAAGATGATGTGGAATATGATGGGAATTATTATATGTCTGAGTCATGGTTTAAAGATTTTACTTTTCAAATAGTTATAGATAAAAAATTTTTACCAAAAAAAATAGTGCCTTTAATAAATCAAAAATCAATATTATTACCCTATTGGAGCCCTTTTGGTGCATTATTACGAAGAAAAATGTAGCTTGTTTATGATTAAATTTTTATAGCATAAAAATTATACTATAAAAATTATACTATAAAAATTGATAATTAATATACTATTATTATTTATACTATTGTTATTAACTTCATTATAAATTTAAATGAATAGACTAATAAAAGCTATTGAAATTTTACAATTACATTTGAGAGAAAATAATAATGGCAAAAATATATGCAAAAATATAGACACACATACTAATATAAGCTGTAGTCAGCCTGCTATTTTATCTGAAAAAAATAACAATTGTTATTTATTATATAGTTATGCTAACGCGAACAATCCACATATTTGTAAATTATATAATTTACAAAAGAAGTCCAATACCAAGTCCGATTCCAAGACCAAGTCAAGTTATTGTAAAGCATGTAATAATGATAAGAATTATTTAACACACTTACACAAAGTTGCTTATTCAAAAAAAAATGACGCACATAAGCTATGTATTGACTTACGAAAAAAATTTGATAAAATTGCCAAACTTGAAGAGTTATATAAGAGAGAATGTGAGGACCACTTACAATTTAAAGAGTTACTAAAAACACAACCAACTATTTATAGCAACTCGAAAGAAAAACTAACAAAGTATAATAAAAAAAAGAGTAAGCTACAAAAACAAATAGCATTAGAAAATAATAAATTACTAGCTAAACGTGTTAATTATATTATTTTACTTAAAACGATTGATTTATAAAGCAAAAAAACTTTATAAGGTCTTCAATACTAAAATAAAATGTACTATCAGACTCTTGAACGCTGTAAGAAATAATATTGGAATCAGACAATATATTATATCGACAGTTAGGACATGATTGATGTGTAATTAACCACTCATTAATAGCTTTTGAATTAAAAATATGTCCACAACCATTAATTTTAGTTACTCTATGTTGTGGTAAAAAATCTTCATGTGTTATAGAACAAGAGTCATTTAATGGCTCACATAACGAACAAAAACTACATTCTGTTACATTATTAGTAATAATTGTTTGTAAATTACGCAGTGACAATTCTTCAAAGTATTCCAAATTTAAATTTTCAACTATATTAATATTATTTGCTACGCTATTTGCTACGCTATTTGCTACGCTATTTGCTAGTCCATTATTAGTTCTGGCAAATAATTCTGTATTATTTACCATTAATTGATAATTATTAGCGTGATAATGATAATACATAGTTTCTTGCATGTGTCTTATATTTGCGCTAGCATTATTTAAATATTCAATACTAGAATTAACTGTTCTTATATAATTATTTAAATAAACCATTGAATTATGTAACATAGTTAATTCAAAGTTATTAGGATTATTAGGATTATTAGGATTAAAATTGTTAGGATTAAAATTGTTAGGATTAAAATTAGGATTGCTATTATGATTATTCATATTATATATAATATTCAATATAGTTAACTATTTAATTAATTATTTAAATATATATAAATATACAAGTATATATACATATATTTAAATATATACTTAACTACATAATGATGTCTACTATTAATTATAAAGTAATGTCTTCAAATGGCTTACTTACTAAATATAATAATAAAGGGTTAACTGGATTATGTAATTTAGGCAATACATGTTATATTAACGCATGTATGCAAATATTATCACATTGTTACGAATTTAATGAAATTCTTCAAAATATTAATATAAATAATGATGAAAGATCATTATTACTTTATGAGTGGAAGCAGTTAAAAGACTTAATGTGGACTACTAACTGTGTTATTAGTCCAAATAGATTTATAAGAGCAATACAACATATGGCACAAGTAAAAAAGAGAGAACTATTTACAGGATATGCTCAAAATGATTTACCTGAGTTTTTAATTTTTTTATTTGACTGCTTTCATGAAGGTATTGAGCGTAAAGTAGATATTAATATAGTTGGAACATCAAAAAATACTATAGATGAAGTAGCAAAAAAATGTTATGTTATGATAAAAAATAACTATTCAAATAGCTATTCAGAAATATTACAATTATTTTTTGGAATACATGTATCATTAATTATTTCAAATACTAAGGAAAATAAAATTTATAGTATTACACCAGAAAGTTTCAGTATAATAAATCTACCTATACCACGCGATGTTAATAATTCTAAAACATATACTATTTATGATTGTTTTGATTTATATACAAGTGATGAAGTATTGGAAAATGAGAACGCGTGGTTTAATGAAGCTACACATAAGAAAGAATCTGTAAAAAAATGTATTAAATTTTGGAGTTTACCAACTATATTGATAGTTGATTTTAAACGATTTGATAATAATAATCGTAAATTAAATAATATTATAGAAACCCCACTATGTGGTGTTGATTTTGGCAACTACGAATTAGGATATAATAAGACAAATTGTATATATGAATTGTTTGGAATATGTAATCATAGCGGAGGCGTTCAAGGGGGGCATTATACTTCATATGTTAAAAACGCAAATCAAAAATGGTATAGTTATAATGATACGACTGTAACCGAAATTAGTGAAGCATCATTAATTAGCGCAAAAGCTTATTGTTATTGTTATAGAAAAGTATAATGGCATTGGCATTATTTAATAAGTTTTAATAACTTATTAAAACTTTTAATATTTTGTATAATCAATAATATTATATATTATTTATATATAATATTATGACATTATTTAATAATGTGACTGAAGATTTTTATAATAATTTAAATAATTTAGGCACTAATCCTTTTGTATTAGTGGTATTAATAATAATTATAATAGTGTATTACATATTATTTAGTTTTTTAGGAAAATCTTTGACAGGCGACGATGACTATGACTATGAACCTTCTGGCTCATATTTTATTTTAGAAGCATTGTTATGGGGAATCTTTATATTATTAATTTTTGTAAATGGATTAGCCTATTTTTTTAATATTAATGTTGTAACAGAACTTAAAAATATGTTTTCGGCAGAGCCCGAAATAAGAGTAAAGTCCACTATTAGTGGTCCAGATATATGCATGAATTTTAGTGAAGTATATCATGTTCCGGGTAATAGATTTACATATCATGATGCTAAAGCTGTATGTAATGCTTTTGATGGTGAAATGGCAACATATGATCAATTAAGAGAATCGCAAACCAAGGGAGCAAGCTGGTGTAGCTATGGATGGACTAAAGACCAGCTTGGTTTATATCCAACAAGCCAAAGTGATTGGCGAGTATTGCAAGGAAAAGAAGGTCACGAATATGATTGTGGATTACCAGGAATAAATGGTGGATATGTTCCTAATCCTCATACGCGTTTGGGATCTAATTGTTATGGAGTAAAACCCAAACAAAGTGAATTAGAAAAACAATATATAGATAAAGATCTATATCCAAAAACTAATAAAGAATTATTATTTGAACAACGTGTTAAATATTGGAAAGATAGAATAAGCAATATTTTAATAAGTCCATTTAATAATAATAATTGGTTTAAAGTATCTGTTTAGTGTTTAGTGTTTAGTGTTTAGTGTTTAGTGTTATTGCTATTTTGATTATTTAGAAAATGTTATATTATTATATTGTTATATTATTATATTATAATAATATAATATGACGGACTTAGATAAAGATTACACCATTGACGATTATAGAAATTTGGCGAAGAATAGGAACGCAGGGTTAAAGCGTGAGGCGAGGGCAGTGGTGGACTCTTATAATAGACTAGATTATTTATTTAAAAATGTATATGGCAAACCGGTAATTAAATATGCAATGGAAACACAAATGAAGGCACAAGCAGCGCTTGTAGAAGCAAGACAATATCAAACAACAATGATGGACAAGGCAATAGTGGCGACGAGTGCGGCGAAGTCTGCAGGAGATGAGACAAAGGCGGTGGCGGCTGAGGCGAGAGCAGCTAGTGATGCGGCGATGGACGAGGAGACAATAAAAAAAGCGGCATCAGCGTATACTATGTATGATGCGGCGGCGGCAGCGGAGGATGAGGCATTAAAAGCGGCGAGGGCGGTGATGGCAGAATTGGAGGCGGTAGTAGAGGGGGTGACGAGATGGACTAATATTGAGGCAGCGGCTACGGCAGTGTTGGCGGCTGCGGAAGTGTTTGCGGCGGTGGCTGAGGCTGATGCGATGTTCCAACCAACTACACGCCATTTAACACATGCTCAAAGAAGACTTCAGCGTTCGTATTTTAGAATACCTAGGGGCGGAACAAATACTAAAAAATATAGAAGACGCAATAAAAGAAAAACAAAGCATTATAAGAAAAAATCAAAACGTTATACCAAAAAACGGAATATGCGTTATTAAGATTTATAACATATGTTAAATGGAGTTGTCTTGCTAATATTATTTTTAACTTTCTATTTTAACTTTCTATTTTAACTTTCTGTTTTTGTTTTTGTTTTTGCTTTTGTGACTGAGATTGTTTTCGTGTAAATGTTTTATCTTGTTTTTTAGAGAGCTTAAGTTTAGGTTTTACTTTTTGTGTTTGATTGGGTTTTGTATTGTCAAAAAATCCTAGTAATTTCATAAACATTGAATCTTTCATTACTGGATTTTCTTTTGACGAATCAGTTGAGCTAACACAATTTGTGTCACTATTGTTGGTTTCTGTTATATTAAATCCGGGCAACATATACAAGTTCTTTAGTAAACTATTTGATTTATCTAAATCATTTATATTTTTATATAAACCATCTATAGCGTTATACATTTATATAATATAATTATATTAAATTAGTTCAATTATAAACTCGTTTAATTGTTTTATTAATAGTATATGTTCTTTTTGATTTAATATAGTCTAATAGTGATTTAATAGTTGCGCTATTACCAGTTGCGCTATTACCAGTTGCGCTATTAGCAGTTGCGCTATTAGCATTTCTACTAAAATATTCAATTAAACATTGTTCTAAAAATTTATAACTTAGTCCATTTGGTTGTTTTACTTGTATAAAATTAAGTTTCCCATCACTTATGTTAATAATAGGATATTTTTTATTAGCATTATCAAAATGCTCTATTAAATGGTTTGTTAATTCCTCTTTTTCATCTTTTAATAGTTGTATTTGACTTATTAATTGTTTAGCTTGATTATCTAATACAACCCACCTTTTAATTTTGTCTTCAATACTCATTACTAAATTACTTTGTTTGTGTCTTTAAGTTGTTTTCTTAAATACTTTGCTTTTAAAAAAATTGATTTGTTGATTTATTATAACTTTAGTACTATATTAGTAATATTAGTAATATTAGTAATATATTATGAGCATGCAAACTGTTGATGAGTTTATTACAATTATTGACAAGGCAATAGATGATGGAAATGTAGATATTTTAGTAAAAGCAATTAATTATTATCAAAATAGTATACCAATTAATTATATTAAAAGTGCTAAAAATATTTTATATGAATTGTTAATTGAGAAAATGGAATGTGCGCAAATTAACTAAATAGTTGGTTAAATTTAAATAGTTAGTTAAATAGTTAAATAGTAAAAAAATTAGTATCTACGTCTTCTTGATTTTCTATTGCTATTTTGTGTAAGATAGCTTCTAGAACGAACATGTTTATTACTTCTTTTTTTCATAAAGTCTGAAGCAGCAAATAATCCGGCTGGAACTAGTAAATCGAACAATGATGATCCCCCACTGGCACTTCTTCTACTCTTTCTTCTTCTAGTCCTTTCTCTCATTTTTATATAAATAATATATATAAAATAATATATATAAAAATAATTAAAATACTTAAATAATTAAAATACTTAAATAATTAAATTACTTAATTAATATACGCAATATAGCTAAATACGCAATATAGCTAAATACACAATATAGCTAAATACGCAATATACGCAATATAGCTAAAATTATTCAGTTGTTCGATTATTATGGCTATTTAATTTAATATTATAACGAATTAATAACAGTAAAACTCCTAAATGTAAAATAAAGCTGGTAAATATGAAAAATATAAAAAAATACAAATATATATTTATTTCTTTCAAAAAATACTCTAAAACAGGAGAGAATATTTCTTTTAATTCTTTTTTGGTTTCTTCTGTTTTTAGAAAGTTAATACATTGATTGGCTAGCGCATTCTTTAAAACCATTTTAAATATTAGTATTTAAAATATTACTATTTAAATATTTAAATAGTAATGCGCACAAATTTAATTACATTTTTATAATCTTAAATTAATTAAATGAATAACAAAATATATGAACTAACAGATGATTTTGATTTTAATTTAGTAAGGTTAGAAAATCCTTCTCTCATAAGTGGTAATAATTATTATAGTAAAATAAATAATTCTACAAAAAATAATCTATATATTCAACTACCTAAATGTAATACAAAACAAGGTATTGTTAATACTAATAATAAATGTTTTTGTGATTTAGAATTTATGAGTAATAATAAAGAAGTTATTGAATTTTTTGAAAATCTAGAAAGTCATTGTGTAAAAGAAATATGTGCTAATAAAGAGTTGTGGTTTTATGATTCCACTAGCATATCAGATGACGATATTCAAGAATATGTTGTTCCAATTATGAGGTCATATAAGTCTGGTAAAAAATTCTTAATAAAAACATCAATTAAGCAAGATAAAATTATTATATATGATGAAAATGAAAAAAAAATAACTTTAGAAGAATATGATAAAGTTAATGATATTGTACCATTAATAAATATAAACGGCATTAAGTTTTCAAAGTCTTCTTTTATTATTGATATAATATTGGTCCAATTTATGATAATATATCCTTGCGATAGTTTTGAAAATCAGATTTTAATTAAATTAAATAAACCCATAAGCAGTTTAGAAAATAAAAAGATTAATGTAAATGATTTAAAAAAAGTAAATGACTTAAAAAATAATAAAGTTATTTATGATGACACAAGCTCTGTAAACGATGAAGACGATAGTAGTGATGATGACATAATCAACATCGAATCTCAAGAGCTTAATAGTGTTGATGCTGTTTCTTGTATCAGTGCCGAAGAAATTGATGATTTGTCACTTGAAGAAGACGCAAGTTCTTTGTCACTTAAAGAAGACACAAGTTCTTTGTCTGTTAAAGAAAAAGAAGAAACTTCTTTAGCAATTGAAGAAACGGTTGAATTAACTAATAATAAAGAATCATTTAGCGTTATTTCACAAGACAGCAATGTATTAAGTATACATTCTAATGCTTTAGAAAATAATCCTGTTATTGAAATATGCGATTTAGATAATATTATTGTAAATAATGAACCAATTGAACTTAAAACACACGATGCAATATATTTAGAAATATATAAAAAAGCAAAACAAAAAGCAAAAGAAATTAGACAAAATGCTATTCAAGCATTTTTAGAAGCTAAAAATATAAAAGTTAAGTATAATTTAAACACAGTTGATGGTTCATCGAGTGATGAAGAAAGTAAATAGTAAATTATAAAGGAATTAGTAAATAGTAAATAGTAAATAGTAAATTATAAAGGAATTAGTAATATTAATAACAATTAGTAATATTATTAATAATTAGTAATAATTAGCAATATTAGCAATATTAGTAATAATTAACAATATTATTAATTATATTAATTAATTATTATTGAAAATTTTTTATTGTTTATTTTATATAAAATGACAGTTTTAAATAAATTAAGCAAAGGAATTAAGAACGAACAAGTTTTAGGAGTTATTGCTT